GGAGATAAACTCCTCAATACCCGTGATCGTTGTAACTCCAGTAAATCCTTTGTATGGCATATATTTTCCTTAGATGACGGAGAACGTTACGGCGGTGTTGGTTAGGCGGGCAAAGTCGGTGTTCGACAGGCGGAGCTCTTGGCGGAAGGTTCCGGCCGTGGCGACTGCAGGGAAAGCAAAGCTGTCGGGCAGGGTTTCTGTGACCGTCTCGATCCGCTTGTATTTCTTGAAATGCTTTACGACGGTGCCGTCGGTGCCAGTGATGTAGACGTATTCGTCCGTGTTGCTGACGTTCTGTGAGATCCCCGCAGTTACTCCGTAAGTCATAGCCATATTGATTTCTCTTTACGTGTCAACTGGGCTGAACAAAGGCGGTGAATTTTACAGAATCTTCCATCACCTTGTCGTTAGATCCAGTGCTCTCCTCGCCCAGATAACCGCCCATAAGGGTGGCGCCTGCGATGGTGGTCACGGCTGTGAGCTTAGTATTTAGCCAATCAAAATTAGTCCGATGGGCGGTGACGGTGCTGGCTACTTCCAGAGGCGTAAGGATGGAGCAGGTGAAAGTGACCTTGCGGGTGGTAGCCAGAGATCCTTCCACCACTGGGACGCTGGACTCAGCGTGAACTATGCAGGCGGGTAGCTGTAGATCTGAGATCCTGTGGCCTGCCTGTACGTAAAGCCCGGCGGGTTTGCTGGCGGCCGTGAGGTAGGCGGCCAAGCCGTCCTCGCCAGTCAGGCGTAAGCTCATCGCACGTCCTCTGGATCGGCCAGCATGAGGGTGGAGACTCCTTGATCCGCTTGAACTCCGGTAAGGCGCTTGGCGGCCCCGCCGATGGTGACGATGCTCATAAGGGCGGGCAGGCTGACGGCGCTGGTTAGACAAACAAACTCTGCGTTTTGCGGATTCACAAATCCGCCCATGCCCAGCTCTGCGGTCTGCTCGCTAGGGGTGTAGACGCCCTGGACGGCTAGGCCAGAGATGGTGGCGGTGGTGGGCATGGCGGAGATCATATCGGCCACGCCAGTAGTCATTAGGGTTTGGAGTTCGGTCACTGTGGGGAGCGAGTTGTCAAAGTTGCTTTAGCCAGGAGTTTTCTGGCGTAGACGATAAACACGTCGGGGCAGTCGCCCTGCTGATCGATGCGGTAGATGGTCATCCCTTGCCTACTTATCCAGTCGCATATCTTGCGATGGGTGGCGTTACCGTGTGTCTCGATGGCTACGGCCTCAAGAGAGGGCAGTGGATTTTCTATGGCGGCTAGATGTTCCTCGGCTCCCTCGATATCGCCTTTGATATGGGTAATGGAATTAACGGTGATCCAGTTAGAGACTTGAGCCGGGCTGTTGATCGATTCGAGTAAGAAGTGATCGCCTAGTTCCTGAGTAAGCAGGGCGATGTCCGACTGGTTTTGATCTATCCCAAGGTAAAAGGCAGGGTTCTGGCCCAAGTAAAAATATGGAGTGCCAAGACGCTCAGCCCGTAGTGGCTCGTCCCAAAAGGCACAGCCGAGATCTAAAACTCTGCTTTGATTATTTACAGGCATGTGTGCCCAGTGGATAGATGGGGTTTCGTCGCAAACCCGCCCCTGTTCAATAGTCATAGCTAAGTGAGGATCCATTTTGTTTTCTTATCTAATTCTGTGGCCACGCGGGTGGCGTGATGGTTCTCCTGGTGAAACTCTGGGCTAGGACAAAAGGCTCCGCGTGTGGCGCCGATATTCTGGATACGACTTACCCTGGGGAAGATCTCCCCGTTGCCCATGCTCTCGCGTACGCGCTGGACGCCGCCGTCCCAAAAAGAGTTATCCCAATTAGGTAACAGATATTTTTCCCATGCGCTTTTCCACGTAGCCCAGCCCCAAGGGGTAAACCAGTGGCGGAAGCCTGCAACGCTAGGATCTGCATCATCGCCGTGTTGGTTGTAGGCGGAAATGGTCAGGGTTTGCTTTGGGGCGTGTGTCCGCCCCCACTCCATCCACCGCAAAAAGTCTGGGCTGGGTACGGTATCGTCCTCGAGGTGGATGTGGTAATCGCTAACCCGAAAGCCCAGCGCCATGCAGTAGCGGATCATGGCGCCGCATCCAAGCCGATCGAGCATGACCATGGCCTGCACTCCCTGCCCTTTACAAAATTCTGCGATCTCTGGAGTTTTATCGGATGGATCAAGAACGACGACGACGTCGTACTCACTAATCCCCTCGCACTTGGCCAGTGCTTTTAGGGTGGTGGCAAAGTAGTCCGGCCTGTTGTAGCCGGAGAGTGTGAGGGTTTTGTTCATCCTTTGAGCAAGGCGTAGGCCGCCAGATTGCCCCCGGTGGCTTTATTATTTTGCAGGGCATCGGCCCCCAGCCCCTCTGGACGGATGCGGATCCCGCTAGACCGCGAGAAGTCTGGCGTGTTGCAAACAAGGGTGCGGACTCCGTTTTTCTGTAGTGCCTTACTCATAACAAAATCGTCTGCAAGGAAGTGGGCACGGCCCACCGCGTCGAGCGCGGCAAACTCCTTAGGGCTCATCGCAGGCCAGAGATCTGCGCTCGGCATATCCGAGCGCCGACAGATGACGCCAGCAAAGCCCTCGAGGATCTCGGCGTGGCCGAGGTGATCTGGCGCGATGGCGTAGCCCGTGGAGCCTGTCATAAAAAAGCCACAGATCCCTAGCGCCGCTTTTTGCGTTTTGTTTTGTTCGTCGGCGAGGACCTGCAACATCGTGGGACCGTAGAGGATGTCGTCATCGCACCAGACGATCTGGGCGGTGGGATCCTGCTCGGCCGCCATCGCACCGATAAACTTGGTGGCGGGGCCGTGGTCTAGGGTTCGGTTAATTTCTAATTTACCACTATCGGCTAGGGCTAGGAGCTCGGCGGGGATATCCCCAAAGCGTTCGCCTGTGCGGGCTAGTTTTTCTGGGACGGAAAGAATGATGCGATCGGCTGGGCGTGACTGGGCCAGCAGACTCTGGATGGTGGGCAGGATCTTACCTATCCGAGTAGGTGTGGTGGTAAGGCCGACGACTATTTTGCCAGGGCGATCCACGGGATCGGGTAGGCGGACGGCCGCGGCCGGGACGGTGCCCTGTGTAATAAGATCTACATCCCAGCGCAAGGGTGGGCAGGCGGTGTCCTTATCACATTTTACAAAAAGCAGGATCCGGCCGAGAGCTGCGGCGGTGGCTTCCTCCGCATCTTTAACGATGTGGATCCGTTTGCCCGCGATCTCAGTGCCGGGATCGGTAATAAAGAGGTACTGGATGGCGGCCGGATTGTCCGAGGTATCCATAAAGAATTTCTGCAGGCGGAAAGCGTCTTGGAATGGGCCGTTGAACACGATGGTGATCTGGCCCCAGTTCCCCCGAAAGTTTTCCCGTAGGCAGCGATCCGCGTCGGCGGTCTGGCCGACGGCCCGCAGGCACTGCTCGATGAGTAGCTTGGGCAGGTGGCCGTACCACTTAGCGTCCAGATTCCAGATGACTCCTGGGGGACGCGGTAACGTCTCGACCATATTAAGCAGGCGGACGGCTTCGGAGAAATTACCCTCGTCGATAAGGAGGGTGGCGAGGTGGCCGTAGGCTTCGCGACGGGTGGGGCAACGGGCGATGCCCATGCCGAGGTACTTGCGCTTTTTAACGTGATCCGCGCACATCACTCCAGCCATGCAGAAAAGCTGGTAGCGTTCCGTCTCGCCTAGATCTGGATGCTCGAGGCCGAGGAGTGTGGGGCCAATGCTCTCTTGGTAGAGGCCGCGCAGATATCCCTCTTGGGCTAAGTAATAAAGATTCATCCCGGTATGTTGTAAGAGAGTTCCGAGGATCCGTTTGTTGCGATCGCTAGAGTTTTTCTTACAGGTGTTAGGTGCGTGAATGACGACGAGGTGATCGGCTAGGCCGACGCCCAAGCCAGGGACGGGTTTGACTCGTTCATGGACGGCTCGTTCCCAAATGGCAGGCAGAGATCCGTCGGGCTGGCGGCGGAAGATACGTTCCCGGCGGTTATCCCGCATCCCGCTATTCTGGACGTCGTACCGGGTGACTAAAATTTCCCAGCCTTCTTTGGCTTGTTCGCGGACGAGGACGGCGTCGCGGTGTAGTTTAGCCTGGCCGGGATCCAGCAGGTCGTCCGCATCAAACCAGACGACGTACTTCCCTGTGGCTAGGTAAAAGGCCATGTTTCTAGCGGCGGCGAAATTGTCGATATGAGGCCAGTCAGCGTGCTCGGGTGAGTTCTGATACTCGCCCCAGACTAAAGCCTCGCCACAAGCCTCCTGGGCGCAAATACGCACACTCTGCGCATCATTTTTACCGCAAGCGGAGACGACGACGACTTCGTCCCATAGACCTGCACAGGACTTAATTAAACGGGCGACGAGTTCCCCTTCGTTGGGGCCGACGATTAAAGCTAAAGAGATAAGGGGGGTATTCATGGTTTTTGAGTTGGGAAAGCCCAGCGCACCCCCCGATGCGCTGGGCAACCCAGATGAATCTGTGACTTAGACCAACCGAACGAGCGAGGCTGTCGATCCACGTCCACATCCGAAGAGCAAGATGTAGGACCGATTACGCGTTCCGAGCGTAGGGTTATAGAACTCGCGCATTTGCAGGCTGAGGCCGCTGACGGGTTCGGTTACGTTTTCGATGGAGCCGGGGTAGTCCGAAGGAACTTCGGGCAGACGGGCCGCCACCAAGAGCGCTTCCTGATTCGCCGCGAAGCCTTTGCTGATCGCGGAAGGGAGCGAAGGGTAGGAGAACACTTCGATGCCGTTGACCAAGCCGATTGAGCCGGTACGAACCGTATCCCCTTGGATCTGGGCGTTGGCCACGATCGAGCTGTCGTTCAGCAAGCTCGCTTTGTTGTTGGGCGAGACGATTGCGTAACGATTGCCTGAGGGCACTTTGTTTCCGTCGAGCACCACACCCATCGAAACGATGGAGCGGTAGCTGAGAACGTCGGCCGCCACGGTCATCGTGGAGGTGTAGGACGCTGCGCTGATTGTGCCGAGGAGGGTGTCCACCATGGATTTGCCCAGGGCGTGTGCGGCGGAAGCGGCAAAACGCTCGATCAAATTGATCGAGGAGCTGGCTGCTTCGGAATCATTGATGGCCACAGTGCTGTGGATCAAGTTATCCAGCGACACGATGCAATCGGTCTGCGTGCGGTCTCCCGCGACGTATCCGTTTGCAGTGCTGTAGGCCACCGCGGTTGCCGCAGTGATCAAGTGGGTGGTGATGACGTCGCCTTTACGGGCGGAAGCGTCGGAAAAGTCCGAGTAGGCGGACGTGAGGAAAGGGAATTGCTCCACCAAGAGGCTGAGCGCCCGTTGGGAAACTAACTTTCCGTTGCTGACTGATGCGAGTGTGTTTGCCATATGTCTATCCTTCTTTCTTTGTTATCGTGCGAGCTGGTTTAGTTTTTGATAAATCACAGCCGCACGACTGGGATTTTTTTCTGCGTTGAAAGCCTTGAGGATTTCATCGCGGGAAAGTGTGGGTGCCACGATCTCGAGGGGTTGTGTGCCTCGGCTGGCTTCGAGATCGATCTTTAAGCGGCTGAGTTCGTTGTTCAGCGCGACGATCTTGGGATCCTCGTCGAGTTCAACGGCTACTTCGGCCACGGCGGGAAGTTCGGGAGTAGCTTCGACCACAACCTCAGCGACGGGCGCGGGGGCGGGTTCGGCTACGACTTCGGGTTCGGCCACGACGGCTTCAAACTTGGCGGCAAATTTTCCGACGAGTTCGTCGAAACGAGCGGCGAGAGCGGTGTAGGCTTGCTCTGCATTAAACGCCGGGGCCGCCAGCACTTCGGGCGCGGCTTCGGTTGCCGCTGCTACTACTTCAACTTTTGTATCGGTCATAAGCGACTGCACGCTGTCAACCTGAGCGCGAAATACGCCCGTGGGATTGGCCGCGGGATTTAAAACTAGATCGACGGACCAGAGCTGGGAGACGTTCGCCAGGACTGTGCCGTCCTGTGCTTCCCTGGGGATCCCGGCAAAGCTGATGGAGAAGCCAATCTGGGTAGGCAGGGTGCTAATGATCTCGGAGAAATAGGAAAATCCGTCGTGCGATTCAAAGAGTACGAGATCGGCGCGGACGCGGCCGCCGTCTAAGGCAAAGCCTTCGAGGTAGCCAATAATGTTTGAGATGCTGGAGCTGTGGTCGCTGAGGACTTTTACTTGGCCAGCGGCGTTACCTGCCTGGACTACTTGGTCGAGGGTGTCGGCGTCTACGACCATGCCATGACCCAAAGCGGGTCCGGCGGTGATTACGGATACTTTACGAAATAACTTGGTTGAGGCCATGCCCGCGCATGGCGTGTCAAAGTGGGACTATTGCTCGGGTGGCGGAATGAAGTGAGTGTTGGTTTTTTGGAGCTCGGCAAGAATCTGGTTTGTGGTGGCTTCGGTACGTGCCGTTGAGCTTGAAAATTCTTTGATGGCCTTTTCTATTCGTTCGGCGGAGTTAGATATCTGAAAGACAAACACGGGCATGAGAAGTAAAAGGATGGCTAAAACAATTAATACACATAGCACCACACCTGCACTAATCCCTGCTACGCCTTCCATGCCTCAAGCCTGCTCCCAGCGGGAGCCGTAGCAACTACTTTCGCTTTTTAGTTTTCGGGCGGTACTTACCGATGCCAAGGGCGGAGACGATCATTTCCTGCTCTGCCTTCGTCAGTGTAAAATCCGCATCGTCGCGCATGGTAAACGTATCTGAGGAAGGTGCGGGTGCGGGTTCTGCAACTGGTACGGCCACGGGCTCCGGCTCGGCCATCGTCAGGTGCACGACCACTTCCTTGGCCTCGAGCGCTGGGGTGACGGTGTTATCCTGGGCGGGGGCAATCGCGGGAGGCGTATCGTTTACTACCGCGGCTGGGGCGGATGTGTTGTTAGGAATAAACTGGATATCAGAGACGGGGATCCCCGCCTCTAAGCACTTGTTTTTAATGTAGACTTGTTCGGCGATCTTTTGATCGACGATTTCCTGCCAGTCGTCGCCCCGCTCGGCGCTAATATCGGCGAGGGTGCGGATGCCCAGTTTGAGATCCTCGCGATCGGCGGCGCTGTCCCTGCCTGCATCGATGGTGGTGCGTTGGGGTGTGTGATAAACGGCGTTCCACCATTTATTCATTCCCCTGGGCGGGGTGAGATCCCCGCGTTTAATGGCTTTAGCCAAGGCCCAAAGACGGACGCGGCTGATCATCTGGGTGATAATTGCCTGGGCGACTTCATCAAAGCGGCGCTGGGCCTGTGCCAGGACAAAGCGCTGGGATGGGCCGGAGAGATCCGCTTTCCACATGTACTCGTAAGGCAGGCCAAGTCCGGCGGCCGCGGCTCGCAGGTACTGATCCATGTGATCCATGATGTTCTGGGATGGGCGTTCATCCTTAAGCTCTACAATTTTGCGACCTGCGGGAAGGTTCCAGATGGCGCCACCGCCCATGACGGCATCGGTGGTAATTCCTTCAGCGCTGGTACTTTCTGGGCCAAAGAATCCCATACTGCCATCGCCTTCGAGGGCTAGGCCGATCTGGCCGGATCGTTTGGCGGCTTGCATGGTGTAGTCCAAAATCTCGTCGCGATCTTGTAACAGGTTCACGCAGGTGACTAGACGTGAAAGGGAGCGGAGTTCGTCCGGGCGATCGCGTTCCGCCAGGACAATGACGTCGGCGGCTTGAACTTCGGTGTAGGTCTCCCCGTCGTTACCGCTTTTAAGGTAGTAGGAAAGAGGGCGGCCGAGCGGGCTGACGCGTACGCCGTCGATCACTTTAGGATCTCGGATGTTGTTTGGTGTTTCGCATCGGTGACTTTCCACCATCTGAATCATCGGGTAGCCATCGCCTTTATCGGTCAAAAGTAAAAAGACTTCGTTATCACGGAGCATGGATCGGCAGGCGACTTGTTGCATGGCGGACCAGTCCAAGATGCCGCGGACGTCGCAGGCCAGTGACCAGTTGGCCATCCATTCCTCGGTGGCTTTGTTCCATCCCTCGTCGGCGGTGCGGGCTTGGGCTTTGATGCCAGGGCCGATAGAATTGCGGGTGATACTATCAATGGCTCCGCGGACTACTGGGTTATTATAGTAAAAATATCTGGCCATGCCCAAGACAGCACTGCGGGAATTATTTGTGACGTCGCGCCGAGTGTCTTGTGGGGTGGGCTGGATCCAGCGCCTGCGATTTTGGTCAGGTTGACCTGCCCGAATCAAACGACCGAAAACTCCACTCCAATTCATTAGGTCACTTCCTGTGTGTAAAATGGGCGGCTTACGGATCCTGTGGAAAGGGTCAGGAAGTCCTCCACTTGGGCGGAAGTGGTGAAGTCTTTAACTTTTCTCCATGCGCAGTAGGCGAGCTGGGCGACGGTGGCCGGGCTCATGCCTGGCTGAAGGGAGTAGCTAAAGGATTTGCCCGCGACGCTGGCGCTAATCATGACTCGGCCCCCGTTGGTCATGGTGGTGGTCTGGTTGCTGGCCATCGCCTCCAGGGCAAGACGTAACGCCACCGGGTCTTTCGCCGCTGTGATCCAAAGGGAAAATATGAGGGCCCGCTCCACAAGGCGAAGAGGTGGTGTCAATCGATTGGCGGAGGGACAGGCCGATGGCTTCGGCGCTGTTTAACATAGGGCGAATAAAGACGAGTTCCGTCCTATTGCATCCCATCATGTAAGAACGGATTTTACCCGTCAGGCTGAGGGAAAGTTTGTAGGTATCTTCTAGGTTATTCATACGGGTACGGGCTCCTGTACTGGTGCTGGGGTGGGTTCTTTTATGGTCATGCTCTCGAGTAAAATAAGCTGCATCTTTTCGCAGTCGCCCAAGTGGTTTCCTCCGACTACTTCCCACTGAAGTTCTTTGTGGCCGAATTTCATGCGGCGCTCGACAAGTCGTTCGGCGGTGAGCTGGGCGATGTAGTCGCGCCCGGTATTCCGAGGGAGCCACCAATCTCCGCCGTCGCGGTCTTTGATTTTGTTTAGGTAGAGGCGTTCTTTCCAGAGGTTGTCGTCGTACTGGACCATTTTGACCAAGCGGCCGCGGTGCTCGATCGTCTGCTTCACTACGCTCGATTTCATTCCGACGGTGACTCCCCTGCCCTTGCTCGCCCAAAATCTGTTTCCACTATTTAAAACAAACTCGTAGACGCCACCTGTCCGGCGGGCCGCGTAGCCGGAGTCTACTAGGCCACCCATGCACTTCATCGTTTTGCCTAGGCAATCTTTGACCGTGTACTCTTCTTGAAATTTTGCAGAGATTGCGTCCCAACCCACACACGTGCCGTAGTCGACCATGGCCGTCCATCGTTTGCCTGCGGACATTCCAGAGGCGCGGATCAGGTACCAGAGTTCGGTTTGCTGGACGTCTACCGTCATAAACATTGAGTCAGGTTCCCGCGGGATCTCGCCCATAATGTATTCTGGTGATGCTTGGATCACGTCCTCTACGTTGCTGGACTTCACGGTGGTGGCAGACGGAGACCACGGCCGGGCTAGGTAAGAGTTTACAAAATAGTGCAGACCGCGGGGGCTGTCTTTGTCCTGGAGGAATCGGACGCTCAGCTCCCCCCACTTTTTAAACGGGGAGTAGAGAGAGTTGAGATGATAGGAACGGCGGCCGGGCTCGCCTAAGGCTGTGGGCTTCCAATGGCCAGCGGTGAGCATAGCGGCCTTATGTTCGTGTCCGATCAGCTCTCGGCACCCTGGACACTCGTATCGCGTAGACTCAGCCACACGCTCGTAATTCCAAGAGGCCGAATCTTCATCAAACGCGGCCGCGTCGTACTTAATCCCCTCCCACCCCAATTCTAACTGATGCTTACAAAACGGGCATGGAACCATGTAGACCCTTTTGTCGCCGCGCTCGTACTCGGTCCAGATGTTCACCCCGCGATCGAGAGTCGGGGTCGATGCCATGACAAAAAGCCAATCGGCAAAGGATTCCATTCGGGCGCCGACGAGCTGGAGAGGCGGAGCTTCCTTGTCGCCCCAGTCTGGGAACTTGTCGATCTCATCGGCAAAGACGAGGCCAGCAGATCGGCTGGAAAGATTTGCATCAGATCCAGCACCCACCCACCAGACGGTCGCGTCCTTAAATCTCTGCTCGTCTAATTTAATTAGATCTCGATCGGCGGGCATCTTTTCCGTTAAGCACGGATTACACTTAACTAGCTCCAGCCATTTCTCCTGGCTGATACTCCGCGCCAATTTTAAAGAAGGCAGGACCATCATCGACGCCGTCGGGCGAGCGGCCACCCGGTGCGCAAGCATCACCTGGAGGGCCGTGGACTTACCCGACTGAACTGCAAAACATAAAACCAACTCATGCACCCGAGGATCCGTCGATGCGTCGATCACTTCTCGCAAGTAGGGCATGCGATCTAAACTAAACTTACCAGGCTGAACTTTTGAGTAGCGATCGCTGAACTGCAGATTTGATTCCGCCCATCCTGAGACCGACCCAAAGCCGGGACGCATGTGCTTCGCACGCGCCTCTTGTTCTGCCTGATGATTGTTAATCGCCATAAAATCATGCTCCGTGAATCATTCGAGCCATCAGCCGGGTGCAATACTCCGTGATCCATACGTTCACCTCTTCAGTCTTTAACATTTCTAAACGTGGCGGGGCCGTCCGCATCAAGTCATCCAGTCCGGCCCGCATTTCTCTGAACACTCGATCCATAGCTTCCACATGCGTCGAACGTGGCATCACAAACCCAGCGGCCGTCCGGGCACGCTCGTAGTCGTTGTGCCGCTTGATTGCGTTGTCCTGTAGTTTTGGTAAAACCGAAAAAGCACCACGCATCCGCATCGGATCCTTTGCCTCGGACGCTTCGATTAATTCTTTAACGCATGCCCAGACAAAGCGGGCCGCCGCGTCGGCGTGCCTACGGTACTCAGCCACACCGGGATCCTCACCTGGTTGAATCGGTTCCATCGATGGGCGATCGGTATGCTTTGCAGAATGAGCGGACACGGCCGCGGCCAACTGCACCCGAGGCGCCCGCTGGCCGTTAACCGATCTCCATGCTGTAGCCTCTGCTAGATTGTTAAGAGGCATCCCCTTGGCCACCCACTTGGCTACAGCTTGCCGTGAGCACCCCCATTCCCTTGCTATGTCCGTGGCCGTCATAACATGGACGCAACCTGTCAACCTTACCCAGCAGTTAAGTTCCTTACGC